GTCCCCCTCTGGACATAAAATCAAAGATTAAGGTACCAATGTATGGTACGGTGCACCCTGGAATCTTAGAAATGTGAAGTCTTCTGCTGCTGCAGTTTCCTCCACAATAGTGAAAGAAGGCGAGGAACCGGTGATGTCCATCCATGTCTCGTACATGGAGGCCCACTTATCCTCAACTTCTCCGTTTGAGTTTGATCCAACTAAGTTGGAGGCAAACGAATACTGGAACAGATTGTTCGCGTAATACGGGCATTCTACTTCTATCCCGCCATTACTGTGTGGTACAAAAACAACTGTTCCATTCAAATCGGCCCCTTCGAACACATAAGTGTATCCTGTCGAGGGACCTCCCCAGACACTAATGGGTTGCATCTTTACCCGTACCTGGTTGTGGGGATTGTCAAAATCTGGTCCATAAAAATGGAGCCGTTTTCTGACACCCCCGCGTACACCTACGAACGCATAACGCAAATAGGAGAACAAATTCAACGGCCGATCATACGTCGTACCAACGTTCGAATAAGCGGCTTGTATTTGCCCTATAATAGGAAAACGCCCCCAGACGGTCTTCTGGAGGTTTGCGTCTGCAATTGCAGTGACTGAGTTGGAGTATACATATCTCTTCAACAAGGAACGGAAAGATATAGGGCGTTCGCCAAAATAGTCCATTCCTATATGTTCATCAGATGCAGATGATTTATTTAACTCCAAGCACGTCACCCCCTTATCGAGGATAGGAGAGTGATATGCATCACCTGACTCAGTATACAAGCGCTGGTTGGGCAAGTTCACGTCGGTTAGGTAATTGACATTAAGATTCTCACACGACACAAATACATTAATGGAAATGTCACTATCGTCCGGAGACTGCAACGTAGTAATTGGAACAATGTAAATGAAACCATTCAAATTGTCCTGAAACGTAGTCACGGCTTCCGTAGTATTGGGTCCAGTGTAGAAAAACCGCGCCGCACTATCCGGTGGTGCAGCCATCAACCACTCTCGCCAGGTAGCCCATTTCACACAAAACTCTATACTTTGGGTCTCCTGAATATCGATAATTTGCAAATATTGTTTATTCAACTTAGGATTACCCATGATTAGAGTCTTCTGCTGTACATTAGGCTCGTAAATTACCGCAAACTTGCCTCTGTGGTAGGCGGAGCACACAACGTCGAGTCTAAACTTGATATCACCCCGCCAATACTGGAAGGGCTCCGCCGCGAAAGCCATGGCGGTGGGTTGATAGAACCGAGTGGTAACATTAGCCCAATAACCGTACAATTGCGGAGAAACCCCGCAAACCCACAGCTTGTCTGACATGACAACGGAGTCGTCGTTCCACGCAAAAGTGGTTAGATATGATTCTCTGGCAGCTATATCAGCTATAACCAGTTCATCTTTCTCCACCCCTAAAGCGTGTCCCGAGACAGTGAGTTCTTGTTTGGGATCAAGTGTCAGCTTATAGTTGGTATCGTAACCGATTATGTGAGCTCCATTCTGGAAGCCCACATTTTTCACCAGACTAGGTTCAATCTGCATGATCGGTTTTGACCATCCAAAAATACTCGCGACCCCTCCCAGAGCTGAGAACATCATTTCACTTGCCATTGCATATGGGCGAATCACCGGTATATTTACTAGAGAACCCGCAAACTGTGAGGCTTTTGTCGCGAACTGTTCCACGTAGCCAACCTTCCGTTCATCCTCATCATCATACATGTCTCCTGACTCAGTTGTGATCTCCACTTGCGTGGCCGTAAGAGTTCCTAATTCAACCTCAGTCATCCACGCGTACACGTATACGGAGATATCACTAGGAAGACCTGCAGAAACACTTGCCATCTGGTTAAGAGAGTAGATGTATAGATCGCCAGCCTCAGCCAAATCAACATATGACGTGGCTGCGGATATTGACGCTGACCCATTCCAGAGTCGGTACATCGGCTTTGCACATATATATGGACAAACTATCTCCGTCGGTTGATTGTCTTTCACATCCATTGTCACAGCTCCTGGAGCCTGTGATAAGTACGTGAGAAGCATTGGACGATAACCAGCATCAACAGCAACATTGCCCAAAGAGTACTGAAGTGTATCATTCCTCTCAGGCTGTGGCTGATAGGAAACCAAGAGTCTGCCATAGTGGAAAGGAGTACCTGACATCGCTATACGCACATGTAAGTTTCCACGCAAGAATGCGTAATTTCGCAGTTTGGCGCGTACAGTAGGGTCTAACGTAAATAGATCCCACACGGAAAGTGCAACGTTTACGTCCGTAGCCGCGGCTATTTGAAAAGTGGATATCTGGATGGGCCTAGAAAGGTATCCCTCCAGAGATACAATCTCTTTCTGTCCGGCAGGTTTGGACCACGAGATGCCGAGAGACTCCTTGTTTTCTTCTTCACCAAGTAAGTCACCGACATTCTGCATGACGTTATGCTTCGTGATATCAATCTCACCCGTCTTCTGTTCGCCGAGTTCTCCGGATTCCGTGACCATAATCACTTCCTCCTTGCGGCTTACATACTTCTCTAAGACGCGAATTGTAAGATTTATGTCTTCGATCTTAGAGAGCGCTAGAACACGACGTTTATACGCTTTCATCAACTTGACGTCGGAACATAATAGACTGTTGCGGCGCAGACTATCTAATGATAGATTGTCGATAACGCGATGTCCAGTAATAGATTCCTCAGCCAGGTCTTTTTGCTCTTCCCTTAGAGCACTAATCAATTCAATATAAATGTTCGCACGAATCTAATTTAAGGGTAGAGAGACCTCCGTAAGCCCCAATCCCCGAGACTGATTACATTTTCATCTATTTTTATTGAGGCAGAAAATGCAAAACGAGACTAAATAGTCTTCCTCAACGGACTCCCAGTCAGTCGCTGGGAAACATGTCCTCCACGATCTGTTCATAGCTTGGCAAAGGTGTAAATCCACCGATAACCTCCATCAAGATCGCTTCGTAAACCCTTCTCACTTTAGCGTGCTCCCGCGGGCTAATATGGAGCACAAGCTCATACAAAGAGCTAGTGAGTGTGGAGGAGAGCTGTTCCTGCTCTGTGGCGGCGGAACTAGGAATATACCAGGTCACCATCTTAAACAAAGAGTTTGCATTGATTGGTGCTATATATTGCTTGAACTCCTCTGAGTAAACAAAAGTACGTTTCAGAAAAGACATCTCACTCGGAATAACGAATGGTGACATCTTTTGCTCCTTCGAGGCGCTAGTATAATCTATGTTATACTTGCTCTTACAGAAGCTCTGATAAATACGATTGTTGAACAGACCTTTAGCCTCATCACTGATAGCCACTAACACATCATCCCCATAAGTAACGGGAACGGCATGTGAGAAAAAATCAAGATCACGTGTAGCTGGCAAACTGTACCAAGCATACATCAACATGATAATCCCTCGCATACTATTGTCTTCTGCGGTGGCATACTTTCCTGAAGGTTGATAGCCAGGCGCGCAAAATATATCTTTATTTACTTCGCACACTGGAAACATATTATCAGTTAGTACTCCTCGCAGAATTTTCATGGCGGATTTGTTATATCCTAGAGCCTCGCAGACCTCACTGATAACAGTAACTGCTGCGTGCCCTATATCAAAAGGCATCCTCTGATCAAACGAGCCATAATCACCCTCCATGATGTTGGAACTTAAAGAAGTCAGATGATTATAAAGCCTATCGGCACCATTATGCATATTAATCCCTATTGCAGTACAAAAAACTTCTGGAAACTGTTGCATAAGAGAATAAAATGGGGCCGTGGCTAAGCGTGAAACTACGAGATGAGCCAGGGGAGACACAGCAAAAATACGAGTTTTCCCAATAACTACTTTCTCGATTTCTCGCGGTTCGTCCTTCAATTTCAAAGCGTAAACGGGTCGGTATGTCCCCTCATCCATATACACTTGAATTACAGACTGAATCTCAGTCTTGAGTTCCTCAGTGGGGACACGGGTAACGCCATGATCTATAGGCAACCAATCACCTTTCTTTCCCGACTTGCCATAGCCGGGGGAGGTTGAACAATTTAATCGTCGGATGAAAGGGTTGTCTACACACCCATTAATCGCCTCCTCGACTGTTAGTGGTGCAATATTCTCTCCACCAACACCATCTAGAATACGATCTCGAATGATATCACACACATGACGCAAAACACCCTTGTCAAGTGGTGCTCTCTGGCCTGATAACTTCTTCACCCCTAAATTAAAAGGATAGAGATAGTTTCCATAATCATCGAACCGAGGCTTCATTAGCGGTGGTGCAAACTCCTGTGTGGGGCCTTGCCCCAACACATCGGTAAGAACATCCACCGCTGCCTCTGCTCCAGGGAGTGTTCGTAATTTCGATTTCTGATTAACGTTTACGTTCCCAGGACATTTTCCATAATAGTCAACACCTCCAATATACTCATGTCGCCAAATGGATTTTTCGCTCGGTTCCCCAAGTTCTTCCGAAATCATGGGAATGGCAAGGCTCTCGCTGTGTAGGGGCATCAGCCTTTTGGAGTTATTCCATTCAAACAGGGCATTCCGTAGCTCATGACTGAGCAGCGGAATGGCTGCTGACATTTGAGATCCGTTATTCGCCGCCCCGGCAAAGTGTATACCAATAATGGCTGCGCCTCTTCCGATTTTGGCCACCAGAGGGAGTCCGCACATCCCTTGAGAGTGAGCGTCCCACATATAAACATACCTATGTTTAACGTAGAAAGACTCATCCTCCCTAGAGAATATGTTCCATCCCTTACGTCCTCCAGCAGTAACAATAGAAGCCTTACTCTCATCATATTGAGACACCACTGAACATCCGTTTATAACGGAGCGTACACTGCCTTTAACAGGCTCATCCAGTAAATGCCTTAGAACGCGGTCGTCAGACTTAAATAATACACCCGAAAGACCGACCAGCGCCAAATCATCATTGACAATGGTTACATCTTCTGGCTTTACCATCGTGCGGTACCACACTACATCGTTGTGAACCTCCCGTTGAGCGGGTATTACCCCTCCACTCGACACCTCAATAGTGCACTCTCCACCACCAAGGGCATGGCGGTTGATTAATGCTATGTTAGAGGTAACACCCAAAATATGAGTCTTGCGTATGGAATTTCCTTCCTTGATACAACAGAAGCGTAGATTACGCCTGACGCAAACATCCAATTCTTCCGGCGAACTTGTGCACACCGGCGGGTCTCGAGCGATACGAGTGTTCCAAATCTTCGAGTCATGTTTTATATTCACTCTGACCATATTTGGCCGAGATCCTATGATGTCCTCGAATAACTGTCCACTCTCGGGTGCCATGTCAATAGCGCGAATTCGTTTTCGCACGAAACACAGCAGAGCCACAATGGCAGCACCGCACGCAGCGATAGCCACTCTGGATGACTTATAGCTACCACCAAACAAGTAGTAATAGCGCCAAAGTCTCCGCGTGATGGCATTCTTGTACATCTGGGCCTGTCTAGAAACACGATGCCTTACCATTAACGAGAAAATGCCCGCAAAATTGATGAAGAATAACGGCAGGAAAAATTTCTTATCTACGCAATATAACAACATGCAAATCATGAGTCTCCACAAAGAAAAAGTAAATAATTCCGACATCGTCATTTTCGATAACCTTTGGGCGTGGACCATAAAGAATCCCCACAATAACAAGATAAGAGCATGAGTATTCTTGAGTACCAGTAAGCTCCATAATTTCAGCGCACTATTGTACAAAAGTTCCCCACTCTCAACCTGTAGTTTCAAGTCAGGCAAATAGGGCTCAAACGCGTCTCCTCTCACTCTTTCCAGAATTCTATCCTGGTCACGAATGTGTCGGGTCATCAACTCAGCCATCACGTCTGTAAACTCCTCAATGCCAGCTTCCTGACAGAGGGTTATAGTATTAAACTTGACTTCATCTTGTGCTTCACGTATCTCCACGGTAAAGCGAAATGGATCTAGTATGCCAATGTCTCCAACTTTCGAAGGATCCAAAGAGCAACTGCCTTCCTTCCGATATTCAGGAGCTACTTTCTGAGTTACAAAAATGAATCTTCTATACACGGCAGCAGGATTTGAATATAAAACCTTTGCCCAGAAATTCTTGTTATTGGTATCACCCGCGACAAACTCTGGTTGGCAATAGGCCTCCCCTTTCTTGTCAAAAGCCATCTTAAACAGCTTTGGGTTAGAATCAATGATTGAGCATATCTCATTCAAAGTGCTGTCTCCCTGTGACGCAGTGAGATGCTTGCTTTTCCTTCCTACCTCTGAGAAAAAGAGATAGGGTTGAGAGAGAGGTTCATGTCCCTCATAGTACTCATCATCAGGATTCTTTGGGAAGACCATTCCGTCATGGAACTTTCGCCCTTTTATGCGGGCATGAAGAGAAAACAGATAAGGTATTGTGATACTTTTACCTGTTCCTGGATTTCCATACAGCATAACTGCAAACGGAGTCGCTCTTCGTTGGCCTTCCGTCATGGAACGCATTCGCGATAACTCCAAGGAAGCCTTAGAAAATGCGGCATTAACTTTGAGACCCTCTTTCTTCAGAGGATTGCACAATTCGCGCAATTTCTTGAGAGTATCATATATCTGCACAAGTTCAGAGAGGTACTCACGCCTGTCTTTATATCCTTCAACAGGAATACCAGTATACGTGATGTCGCGATAGTACATCAACGACTCCAAACTGGCTATAGCTTTGTCCACAGGATCATCCTCAAATAAGGACTCCGTGAAGCTATCACCAGCTAAATATCTCTCAACGGCTTTCACCATTCTAATGACAATATCACACAGATTGTCCAACAACCCCAGACCTGTGAGAGCCTTGGGTTTTCCGATGAAACTCTTCACACTCTGTGTAAATGATTCTGGGAAATAGTGCTTAGCCACTAGTGAAGAGACCAACGAAGTGCAAAGAACCACAAACTCGGATTTCAACTTCCTTCGCATAAAATTCATCACGCTCATCGCATCCTCGCTAAGGGATTCAGCATAGAGTTTTTCTTCCGGAGTTCTAGTATTGATCCACGTGGCGATAGCCGCCATCGCTCCAGTCCATACCATGGTTTTGGTACTAATCTCGCCATTCACAGCAAGACAATACTGTCCATACGCAGCTGTGGCTTCAACCAGATTTTGTGACTTGTAAATTTGGTACACAAACAATCCAGTAGATATCACAACTACGTTGTCTTCTGCCCAGCCCGATATATCGCAACTGAGCAAGCTTGACACAATTTCACCAAGACTGTCGTGTGGCAAATTATTCGAAACACTTTCCATGAAGCCACTCTCAGTCTGTAATATTATGTCATCTGTTTCCTCGCGTTTTGTCTGTCTCTTGACACGACGACGTTCTCGTTTTTCATTCTTACGGTTAAGATGGTTACGGCGACGAACTAGGCCTGTGTCCATGGCCTCCTTTTTCTCCTCCGCAATCCGTTCCTTACGCAATTTATTTGGATGGGGTGCTTTCTTTCGAAAGTGACCCCCACGATTCTGTCGTTTCTCAAACGCTTGAAACATAGCAGTGGAAGGCTCCTCAAACTGTCTAGGTTGACGTCGCGAAATATCACGAGCCTTATCTTCCTTGCGCAGTTGCCTCTGAGTACGAGCCTTGTCACTGTGTCGACGCTTCACACTGGCCTGTGCTTGGCCGAGGCGATCTTTTGCAAATATATCAGCAAACTCTATGCCATCGGCTTTGTTCAAACCATTGCGTTGCAGCTCGAAACGGCGCACCCTCGGTAAAACCACATTTTGATAAAATGATTCTGTAAGAGGGGGGTGGTTCCGAGACCACCTAGCGTTAAATCTATTAAACGCTTCTTGCACATTATCGCTCCGAGCGATCTGATTCAATTTCTTATTACCAATTTTGTCAGCAATGATCAAGGACGGCTCCCACCGTCCACTTCGGAAATCTATCATCATTGAAAACCGAAGCTGCCAGGTTGTTGTCTTCTTTCCATTGGAGCACAACGCCCTGAATAGGGCTCTCCACGGCTTAACCGTTTTCAAATGCACAATAGGCAAATGCATTGAAACGTTCGCGTTAAACCGTACCGTTCTCACTCCCCTGACGGTATAGTATGGGGATACGGCGAAAACGCGAGAGTGAGCAAATCTCGCATAATCGCATAATAAAAAGGGGTTGTCCGCTGCTCACTACAGGACAAGGTGCGAATCACACACCAATACAACCGAGTCGGACTAATCAAAACATAGTACGCACTTTCCTTTAACAGAAAGCAAGTCTTACATCGCAAAAAGTCTAACTCAGCACGACTGATTAGGTCGAAAGCAGAAAGGAGGGATTAACC